GTAGAGTACGTTTAATAAAAGTTTGTTAGTTGTGGATTGAGCAAGCTTGCTTTCAACCAACGACCCAATCGTCCCTTTAATAGTAGATGGGTTAAAATTTTTGGCTACTAAATCAACCGGGTTGTTAGGACCTATTAAATTAGCAGGGATAATATTTAACTGTTGATTACTAGACTCGTCAACATTTTTTACTATGCTTGGGCTTTGTTCTAATACCGCTTTCTCAATAGCCTGGTTAACAATAACACGAGCGGTGGGAGGCAGTTTTGTAAAGTCAACAGTGCTTGATATTCTATCAAACAGGGTTGAAGCTAGATCTTGGGATACTTGTTCGCTCATCCTATTAACTTATTAAGATCGTTCTTTTCATTTTGATATCTTGTCCTAACCCCGGCAATAATATTAGAGCCGCTTGACTTAAAGAAAGACTCTACGTTTTCTATTTTATACTTAGAAACCAACTCAACAATATCTTTATCCGAAAGTTGAGCCTTATCCTTTAAAGGTTCAGTAAATATACTTGTTTTGTTAGGTCCAAATTGTACGGCTGTTGACCAGACTAGATCTTGCACACCAGGGCCAAACTGACTTAGATCTAACCCCTTACGTTTAAGATTATTAATCATAACATCATAATATTTTGTCTGCGTATAATCATGCTGGTCTTTTTTAAACTCTTCAGCCTGTGTGGATGCAATTTCTTTCCACTTAGCATCAAAAGCAGGGGTGGCTGGTTCTAGTCCAGCAAACAAAGGACCGAATTTAGAGTACTGGAGGTAAGAAAGTAGAGGTGAGTTCTTACCTGAAGGTCTTGCTTTACCACTTGGTGTAACCGGGGGTAAGTAGGAAGCAAACTGGTACGTACCGTATGATGCTCCTCCAAAGTCATTAGATGTAGCATAGGCATTAATAGTGCCCGGGCCCTTGCCCCCGGTCTCGTATTTTTCTGATGTCTTACCTAACTCCCAACCTGGTACCGGAGGCACTGCCGATTTAACCGGGTTACCGGACCCATCAACAACCGGGTTACCTGAACCATCGACTACATTACTGGTCCTGGTGTTTTCTACCTCTTTTACTTCCTCAACTTGTTTAAATGCCACGGTAGGCGCTTTACTACCTATTGTGCCAAATATGGCAGGTTGTTGCATATCATTACCGTCTAAAAAGAACCCTATAACCCAGGTACCAGGCATAGGGCCTACCGGGGCTATACCTATACCGGAAAGAGCGGCCGAATTAATTGGCTGTATAGGAATGGCCCAGGGTAAATCTTCAGTTGGAACATCAACTTTGCTATCAGAATGGTATCCATAGATACGAACTCTTACCCGACCCATTTTTTCAGGATCCATTCGATCCTCTACAACCCCTAGGAACCAAACAAAGCCATCTTGATTAAAAATTTTCATTTTGCACTATTTAAAGCATCTTTAACAATTTCCATTGTCATAGTATGCTTGTAGAGATTGATTTTATGTCTGAGGGCAGTAATGATATAATTACCTGAATAGTATTTATCCTCGTTTGTTTTAGTTGTATCGGAACTTGCTTTTGGGGAAACATCTGGGAAACTAAAATATATCATTGCACCTACCTCAGCATCCGTTCGCCCAGGTACGGTAAGATTGAGTTTAAAGTTTGCAAGCTCCATCATATTAGACATTCTATTTCCGTAAATGTCAGGCATTCTTTCATTAATGTTTTTTTCTAAAGTATGTAAACCAGGATGAATGGGGTAGAACCGTATACTTGTTAACGGGTTGCGCGGTGTTTCGTTTGCAAAAATAGGTATTGATTTTGTACCCTGAGAGTGTTGATAGGTTTTAAATTTTTCTACATGATCATAGTCATGAAATTCATATTTTTTATTGACTACATCTAATGTTATAAGTCTATTGGCTAGATAACCGTTGCTATAATTTTGTAAATGATCGGCGGTCTTTACAACATCAAATTGTTCCACCTGAAACATCTTTTCATTTAAGTCATCTGTGCCACCGGCTACGTTATTAGGTGCATAATTGTATTTACCTAATGTCAAACCACCGGTAATGTTATTAAGATCAAAAATTGATTCTACCGAGCCAAAATAAAACTTTTTATTAGTTTCAAAGAATAAAAAATTACAGGCTTTACCTTCTTTAGGAATAGCTTTGCTTGCACAAAAATTAATGCATTTAAAAGGTGTCCAGCCCGGGCTTACAAACTTTATTGAATTTTCTGTCTTTGTAAATATCTCTAAAGCAGTACTATAAGTTGAAAGCTTTAACGTCTCACCCCCTGCCTCTAGAGTTCTTTGTGTCTTTAAATAATCATCGTAAATTCTTTTAACCACATCATCTATTTTACCTGAAAAGCTTTTATAAAGAGGGGTAAGAGTATCTAAGACAGCTTCCTTAGAAACAAAATGTAGAGTGTATAGCTGGGTGTTTAGGTCTGTTACAATAGCTCGATCACTTACAGCAAATATTCTAAACATTTTATAGATATAAGAATCAAGTGTCGGGGTACGAATTTTCATTACTAAGTATTCATCACCAACAATTGGCATTTCTTTGATTAAGTTTGTACTATCTGATAGCTGAATATTACCGTGGACAAAGTTTGAAAAAATATCTTCATATATGTTTAATTCCGAAAGGTAATCCTTTACACTATTGTACTTTCCATCGGTAGTTACAATAGCTAATAATTCTATATCTACAGCCCCAGCAGACTGTAAAGGTACTAAAGCATTAGGTGTCGTCATTTGTTAATAACGCTATCAAACTCACTTACGATAGTTGAGATTAACTCAGACTTAATAATTTTTATTCTTCTTTTTTCTTCGTTAAGTCTATCTTCATAAGTAAAATTTGAAATAGGGGTTGAACCTACTTCAGTACTATTTACAACATAACCGTTGGCATCTTCATAATGATGGGTGGCGTAGATGTTAGCATATTTACCTTCGCAAAAGCGCACTAAAGAATTAGTATCTAACGGCCAATCAAATCTTGGATCCACTATTTCGTTAGCATGTAGTATTACCCAATGAAGGGTTGGGTCGTTGTAGAAAAGGTCTGCTAGTATTTCTGGGGTTTCACCGTCTCTAACATCGTACTGATCAAAAAAAGCAGTATTAGTTACTATCTCAGAGACAAATGTACTTCGTCTAATAATATCTGGTACTACTTGACCGGTACGGTAGTCATCTAGAGTATAAGAAATTTTAGGAAATTTTTCAAAATAAGACATTAGTATCCTTCCTTAACTCTTTCTTTTGTTAAAACTTCCACTTCTTGGAATGTTAGTGACATTCTTACTTCCACAGGTTTTCCATCATCAAATGTTGAATATGCATCTCCCCCGTAATCAACATTCATACTAGTTAACACGCATGATGAAATTTTATTTAAAAATTCATTCTCTCTGTCTCTATAATAATATTTTATTTCAAACTCGGAAGGATAGATGTAAAAAAGACCTGAAGCTGAGAGCTCAGGGTGCATATGAAATTTAAAAAGATCAATTATATTTTTTACATTTTGCATCTCTGCCGGGCTTGTTGGCATAAACGTATGTCTAAAGCTAAACGTTCTAAAATCTACTGATTCAAAAAACTGCTCTTTAAAAGAATTAGTTTTTTGTTTAGTACCTAACTCTAAAAGTCTACCACCCTGAGCTACCCCAACGTTTTGTACTTGTTTAACTATTTGTGTAATTAACGCGGCGGATGCGTCTTTAGGTAAACCTGAAGAAAAAGTATCTGCGGCTGACGAACCCCCGGCAAGAAGACCACCAAGGGTACCAACAGACTCTGATTGATAGTTTACATTATATTTTACCGTGGGTGTGTCTTGAACGTGAAGGGTAATTACTTCAGATAAACGTTTTAGAGTGTCAGGTTCCAAAATACCTGTTTTTTGAAGAATGCGTGCAGCAGCATAACCTGAAACAGCTCCTGATGCAGTTTTGACGGCGGCTTTTGTAACAGCTTTCTTATCACCTAGACCAGAAAGTATACCCGATAATCCCCCAGCTTGTGCCCCGGTTACAGTGCCAGCTGCTTCAATAGCTTTACCCGTATTGTTTGGATCTAATCTATTTTGACCTTCACCTACTCTTACATTATTAAATGTCTCCTGAAAGCCGCCTTTATCTTTATTAAATTTAGACTTTCCTCTAACGTTTATAAAGAAAGCAACATAATGCTGAAGATCTTCATTTACTCCTAGCCCTAGCGGATAGGTATGATTAGCTACTTTATACTTGTTTCGCGCAACATTTTGAAATTTTGACTCAAAAGATCTCCGTCTTTCATCTACGGCATCGGTAGGAACAGGGGAGTAAGCCATTAGATCTCCGATAAATATGAATGATAGTGTAATATTTATACTGTATGTACA